AGTGGGCTAACTCGAACATTGGGAACGAAAGATATAGTCCCATGGGTTGACCGTTAACATAATATCCTTGTCCAAGTCCTTTCCCCGATTTAAGATAAGTTTTCTTATCATAAAAGAAGGGTAGGTTCAAGAATTTAAGATATGAGTTTGGGACCCCCATCGAGATTAGTAGTTTTATCTGTAAGTCTCTCGATAGCCTATCCGTGGCTTCAGACAGATCGATCGACATCATATACCGACCCTTTTTCAAGGATTCGAGAATGAACGTCGACATCTTGGACTGATCACCTGACGCTATCTGAGGAAGACTCCAGAGCCACTGCCTCAGCCAGTCAGCCAATCTCTTGGTTTTTAACTGAAGAGCAAAATGACCTACCAGAATGTTCCTCCATTTCCCCTTGTCTGGGATAGGCACAAGCCTACCTAAGCACTGGGGTTCCTCCTGCATTTCCTTCCAGTCTAGAGCTATTTGAGCTGGGAGCTCATCATCTAGTGTTCCGAAAGGTCCACAGTGAGTCCCTCCAAAGTCATCACTATACTTTGTACGAGTGTTGACACTCAGCTCAGGTTCTAAAACCTGATTAGGAACATGAGGCAACTGTACGTATTTCCGTAAGTGAGGAATATATGGATCGCTTAGTTCGGACTTCTCTATCTCCACAATTGAAGAAAGGGATGGTGAACCTACAAGCCTTAGCTTATAACTATTAAGTACCACTAGAACCTTTTTTACTGATTTCAGATCAGTAAGGTGATCTAGGAAGTATTTAAATATGTTTAGCTTTGGTATGGTATAACCCCTATACTGGATTTTCTTAAACCAGGGTTCAGAATAATTACGCTCACCTGCTAAGATATGTAGTGCCCAGACTTTGAGCACTTTAACTTTCTTAGCCGTGAAATCGTAACCTGAGCACTGGATCCAGTGAGTTATAGGGCTAACAAAACCTGGTTCGAGATCGACTCCAAATGGAACACTTATGGATTTCCCACTAATAGTTACCGTTCGCGGTACTCCCCACAAGGCATCCAGGTGCACCATAGTGCTCTCCTTTCAG